GCTGACTAAAGAACCGTCACAAGGTTCGGTGGGTTTTTGTGAGACCTATTCTCATGAATCTCCTTAATCAAACTCATGCGAAAGCGTGACGGTTTTTGCTGGTTGTGCCGTCAAATCAATCAGCATTTGAAGGACAAAAATGGCATTTATGTTTGGAGTAGGTGCGTATGTTTCAAAAAGGGCATGAAAATGCATATCTTGGCAAGAAAGTGGATCGTCAGCAGTTTTATGATTTACTGGAACAGTTTTGTTCTGGCGGGATTACGCTGACTGCAGCTACAAAAATAATTGGCTTGTCAAAACCAACACTCAGTAAACGTTGGAATATGGCACTGCTAGGTGAAAAACTCCCCGAAGCATGGTTTTTGGACGGTAAAGAAGAATGAAGCAAGCAGATATCGAGAACAAGCTAATCAAAAACATTTCAGTGATTGCCAGAATACTTGCATCCGGGAAGGACTGTGAGTTAAGACGTTCTTCTTCTGGAGTCACTGTCGTGTCGGTAACAAAAAAGGTGGTGAATCGATGATTAAGAAGATTGTAAAATTTGCAGAGAATCGTCCTAGAATATTCGGGCTTATCGTTGCAATCATCGTCATTGCCGGTTTGTTTGTGGCAAGCTGGGGAGCAACATGTTTGATTGTTTATCTGATCATGTTGTGTTTTAAACTGCATTTCACGCTTGCAATTGGTACTGGAATCTGGCTCATACTTCTGATTTTACATTCGATTGCAGGTTCTGCGAGAAATAAATCATAATCGGCATGTCCGTGTCGGTGGGCATGTAACAGCGGAACGGTCGCTATCTGAAAGGGTGGTGACCGTTTTTTTCTATGGCTTCTGAAAATCTAATCAAAACATTCCAAAGTTACGAAAACTACATAGCGACAAACGGCTTCGATACTCAGGCATTGCAAGCTATGGTGTATGCGGTCGGAACTGCCTTTGATGTTGAAAAAGACAGAGAATACGGTCTGAAAATTTCGCAAAAAACAAAAAAGGCGATTGAGCAGTTTGCTTTTAGGCAGACCAATGGTGGTGATTTATGGGCATTGGAGAAATTCTGCTTTGAGCATGACATAAGGTTTGAGATTTTAGACCTTTGGTATGACGTATTAAAGCACGAAGCGCAGAACCGTGTATTTGACAGCTATCTGATGTATCTGGAACGCAAGCGGATTCCGAAAGAGCGTTTTTACATGCCGAAACGGAAACAGTTTCACAAGTTTGGCTTGATTGAAGCATACCAAGGTGCATTGGATGACAAGTACGATATCGTTCTGATTTCCATGATCCCCGGAAGTGGCAAAACAACTCTGCTGAAATTCTTTAATTCAGCAGTTATTGGCTGGTTCCCGAAGGATTACAACCTGTTCTACTCGCATTCTGGCGATATTACACGCATGTACTATGACGGTGTTTATCAGATGGTCACCGACTGGGAAGAATACACATGGAACGAGATATTCCCGGATTTAAAAGTCACGCAGACCAATGCCAAGATGGGGCAATTCAACGTGGGAAAATACAAGGCGTTCCCGTCCTTACAGACTGCATCGATTGGTTCTGAAATGGCTGGTAAGGTTCGTGCATCGAAATTCCTGTTATCCGATGACCTGATCGGAAAAATCGAAGAAGCACTTAACAAAACCATTTTGGAAAAACGCTGGATGTCGTACACGACAGATGCAAGGCAGAGAAAAACAATGGATTCAGACCAGAAACCATGCAAGGAAATCATGCAAGCTACCAGATGGTCAACTTTAGACCCGATTGGACGATTAATCGCTGCCTATGAAGGTTCGCCAAGGGTAAAGGTCATATCGATGCCTGATGTGGATGAACAGACAGGCGAATCCAATTTTGATTATGAGTATGGCGGTTTCACAGTCGATTTCTTCAATGACCAGAAGAAACTGATGGATGAGATTTCCTACAAGTGCCTGTACAAGCAACAACCGATTGAGCGAGAAGGTTTGCTTTATCACGAAGATGAGTTACGCAGATATGTCTCGTTGCCGGAAGAGAAGCCCGATGCAGTATTGGCAATCTGCGACACAAAAACAACGGGAATCGATTACATGTTTCTGCCTGTCTTTTACCAGTACGACAACGATTTCTATTTGGTTGACTGCATCTGCGACAATTCAACGGATTTCAACGTGCAGATAAACAGGATCGTTGACATTTTGGTGCGTCATGGCGTACAGAAAATCGAATTTGAGTCAAATGCTGGCGGTTCACGATTGGCATTCGATGTGGAAAACGAGCTGTCTGACAGAGGATACACGTTTTGTTCAATCACGACAAAACCGACCGAGACCAACAAAGAGACGAGAATTATTGTGAACGCTGACTGGATTAAAAAGCAGTGCTTGTTCAAGATAAAAGAATCCTACTCAGAGCAGAGTGATTATGGTCGGATGATGAGTTTTCTTCTTGGATATTCAATTGCCGGGAAGAACCGTTTCGATGATGTTTGCGATGGGTTAGCGAATTTTAGGCTGTTTGTGGAAAACCTGTACGAAAGTCACGTTGCTAGAATTATTAAGAGTCCGATATAAGGGGTGCTGAATGGTAAAAGAATTATTATCACAATATCATGCATTGCTTATCGAAGTTGACGATGCAAAACAAAAAGTTAAGCAAAAAGAGGACGAAATAGCAAGATTAAACGAGATTGGAATCGTAAAAGACAAAGTTTACGGTGGAATGGGCGGTACACAGGGCTTTGTGATTGAGGGTTTCCCGGAAAAAGAATGGAACAGGCGATATGCGAGTTTGAAACGAGCAAGGGAACACTTCCTGGAGAAAGAAACAGACTTGATGGACATGGTATCGAGTATCGAAGAGTTTATAGATACAATCACAAATAGCCGTGACAGAATAGTTTTGAAAAGATATTATCTGGAGAACAAAAAACAACATGAGATAGCATCGGAGTTATATATCGACAGGTCACTTGTCAGTAAAATTATCTCAAAATACGTTTAGTTTCACACAATTCACAAAAAAGATGTGCTATTTTTAAACTGTATAAAAAGCGAGAGCGAAAAACAAAGCATCTGCGGATAGTCCGTGGGTGCTTTTTGCATTTGAGGTGATAAACAATGAGCCTATACGATGCATATAAGAATTATGGCAGAAAAATCATATATACAGACGCTCGTTTTATCACTGCGGAGAATGTTTTACAGGAACTGGAACGGGCGATGATCACACACGAAGAAAATGCAAGCGTGTGTGATTTTCTGATTAACTTCGAAGCCGGGAATCAGCCAATTGAACGTGAAAAGGCATACCGTTCTGATATCGATTGTGAGTGCGTTGACAATATAGCAAATCAGATTACGGAGTTTAAGACTGCGTATAACTATGGCAATGTAATCACGTTTGTCGCAAGGGGTACGACTGATTCTGGAATCATCGATGACGAACCTTCCGCAATCACACTGTTTAACGAGTGCTACGAATCCGAGTTTGTCAGAGAAAAGACACAGGAACTTGCCAGATACATTGAAATCTGCGGTCAGTGTTGTGTCATTGGAGATATCAAGACGGATTGGGTAGATGGTGATAGTTTTTTTGATTACAAAGTGCTAGACCCACGCACATCCTTCATTGTGTACTCCAATTATTACATCGATGCAAGACCCATGATGGGCGTGACGTACCGTTATGGCATGGATGGGAACCGATATTTCACTGTGTTTACCAGCGACAGGCGGTATGAAATTTTTAACTTGCAGAAAATCACAAACGGAAATGGGCAAAGCGAGTATTCATTTGCAGAAAGAAGCGGTGAAATTAATCCGCTTGGCATGATTCCGATGGTCGAATATCTGCGATCCGCTGACAGAATGGGATGCTTCGAACGAGTGCTTTCTGAATGCGACAATCTGAATCTGATGGTTTCAGATTATTCCAATGGCGTAGAGCAATTAATCCAGTCAATCTGGCATACGAATGATGTTGAATTTCCAGTCGAAGAAGTTGTTGACAAAGATGGCAACAAAACACAAAAGACGGTTACGCCTAAGTCCAATGATTGGGTGCAGACGTTCACAACAAAGAATGGCAAGAAGCCGTTTATCACGCCATTGGTAGCACCTTATGACTTTGCTGGCATGCTGAGTAATATTACTGCCAGACGGTCATGGATTTTGGAAAAATGCGGTGTTCCACAAGTCACAGAACACACGACAGGTTCAACAGGTATTGCTACGTCAGATGCGATTGGCTGGACTACGGCAGAAATGCTTGCACAGAAACAACAGAACTACATCGAGTCTGCGAAGATGCGAGAAGCAAGACTGATGCTGGCAATCATCAAGAAGAGTCCGTATGTACCGTCGAACAGTCCGCTGCTGAAGCTG